GGTCTTCATCGTCTGAATAACCCTGAGAATAAAGTCCGTTATTATTTCTGACGTTGTTATACCACTCTTTAACCTTATCCTCATTGACAAAATCCTTTAATTGTGAATTGAAATATTCTTTCTTTTCCGCTGTATCAAGGAATTTGTTTTTGGCATTTGATAATGCCTCATCGGCTGATTTACCGCTTCGCAGTTCCTGCACTATGAATTTATTCATATCACCATGCAAATCGGTATATTTCGTGCTCAGCTCATTCGCTCTGATTTCTTCCTGATGCGTTGCAGCATACATTTCTTCACCGATTTTTTGGCAAGCCTCCTTGACTTCATTGTACCAATTTGTGAGATTAGTACCGAAAATGGAGTCAATTGTACCGAGAACACCGTCAAACAGATTAACAAGACCATTTCCGAAAGATTCAAAGCCGCCCATAATATCACCGGATAAGAAATTTGTAACGCCGGAAAAAACATCTGCAAGTGAATTAACAAGCCCCGCAACAATATCAAGAGCCGGACCGAGTATCTGTAACAGCACATCCGCAAGCGATGATATTACAGGCATAATCGGCGATAATGCCCCATCAATAAGACCGATAACAGCTGATAACAATTTTCCTACGGCGGAAATAACGGCACCGAGCGGTTCGGCAAGCTCAGCCACCAGTTCCAGAATCGGAGTAAGCAGTTCGATCACAACATCAAGTATCGGCAGTAATGCTTCGATCACTTCAATAAGCGGCGGAAGCAAGGTGTCTACAATCTTGATTATCGGCGGTAACAGCTTATCAAAAAGCTTAATCAATGTCGGAACAAGCTTCTGAATAATGCGTGTAACGCTTTCGAGAATGGGCTTAAGCAATTCCATAAACTGCGGCAGTATTCCGGTAATCAGCTCAATGAGCGGCGGAATAAGCTCGGAAACGCTGTCAAGTATCGGCTTAACCTGCTCAATTATCTGTGGCAGAAGCTCCGAAATAATCGGTTCGATAAGCTCAATAATATCCTTAAGTACGGGAATAATCTGTTCGCCGAGCGGAATCAGAAGCAGTTCAATTGTACGGGAAAGTCCGTTGCACATATCGGATAAGCTGTTGTATTTAACGCCTTCCATCTCGCCCAGTTTGTCCCGGGTTTTATCGATGCTATTGCCAATTTGAGCCATAGCAAGAACTGCATCTTCACCGAGATCTTCCCACTTTGTGCCATAAAGCGCAACACCGGCTGCATTGCGGTCTACATCACTTTCGCAGGCGGCGAGCTTTTCGTTAACAAGATTGAATGCCTGATATGCACGATCGCCGCCTGCGGCGAATTCTTCACCGAGCTTTGTTGCGTCAAGCCCGAGCAGAGCCATTCCGTCGGCGGTAGTCTGACTGCCATCCTTTGCTCTGATAGAAAACTCTTTAAAAGCATCATTCAGAAAATCAACTTGAAACGCACCGTTTTTTGCGCCTTCTGCCATCATAGATATGGCTTCTTCGGCAGTAAAGCCCATATCAGCATAGTAAGTGCTGTACTCGGCAAGCTGATCGGCTATGTCACCGTTCTGATTTAAGCCCTTTTCTGCACCCTGAGCAAGGAGATTATACGCTTCCTCGGCTGTAATGCCAAACTGCTTCATTAGAGCATTTGCTCCACGGATACCCTCAGAAACATCTATATCGTATGTATCCGATAAAAGATATGCGCTTTCAATAACCTTTTGAAGCTCGTCGTCTGTGACGTCTTTCATCTGCTGCTTGATGAGAGCGAGCGTGTTGGATATATCATCAAAGCTTTCGCCATAATTATCACCGTAAACTTTCTTGATGATGTCACTGTATTTTTCTGCTTCTTCTGCAGTAAGCCCGAGCGATGCAGTCAGCTGATTATTTGCTTTATCAAGATCGTTTGCTGCGGATATAGCTTTTCCTGTTGCCGCTACAGCTACCGTGCCTGCTGCAGCAAGTCCGGCACCAACAGCAACGCCGATGCCTTTTCCGACGCCTTTAAGACCTGTGCCGATTTTTGAGCCTATGCCGGAAGTCTTCTTTTCGACTTCTGAAGAAAGCGTATCGGTACTGTTGATAATTTCTTGCGTATCCTTTTTATAGTTATCAACTACTTTGTCGCCTTCTTTTTTTGCAGTCTGCGTTACAGCTTCCTTGTTTTTCTTTTCGGTCTGCACTACTTTGTCAGACTGCTTCTTTGCTGTGTCTGTTATATTCTTCTGCGTCTTGGAATTGTCGTTCTCTATTTCATCGTTTGCTTTTTTCACAGCCTGCGAAATGTTTTCCTGCGCCTTTTCAACGACTTCTTCCTGTTTTTTTGCGCCTTTTTGAGCCGCTTCGGAAACCTTTTTTCCGGCTTCCGCCATATCAGCGTCTATTTTACTTAAGTCCGCACGGACTTCAAATTCTACTCTTCCGTCGCTTTCCGGCATAATCTCACCTCTCTTCTGCCTGTTTTTCGAGAATACCCCATAACCGTTCCCAACCGTCCTGAGCCGATTGTTTGTTTACGGGATTTTTAATCGCATACTGTGCTTTAAGTTTTAACAGTGCCGATATCTGCTCCTGATTTCTTCCGTTCGGAGCAGGAACAGGACGTATTCGTATATCGATAATGTCGCTCAAACGTGTATCGGACGGCAGTGCTCCGAGCAGTGCAACAAACTCCCACCATTGCAGCTTACCCTGTTCCTGGAACAAATCAATGCCATATGCTTGTCTGAATGCCGCATAGATAAACGGTGCGTCTTGCTCAAAGCTTATCGTTTCTGCTTCCGTGTCAGAGGTATTTTTATCAAAATTGATAAGTTTATCGAAAATTTCATTAACCACATCGGCTCTTACCGAAAGATTTTTGACTTTCGGGGCAATTACAAACCAATCGAAGATAACATCAAATGAATCGATGCCTTCCAGCTCATCACTGCTCAGCAGTTCAAATGCCGATAAAACACGGTCAAAACTCAAATTTAATGTATAACAAATGCCCCCGACTTCTATGCTGCGGGGGCACGGCTGTGACAATGAAAATGTACTCATTAGCGGTACTTATGTAACGCTCTGATCTGAGCCTTACGATTACGAAGCGTTTCATTTATTTTCGGTACAATGACAGCATTAATAAACGGTACTACCTGTATACCCATTTCAATGTAATTGTCCTCGAAAAATTCAAGCAACTTTTTTGTACCGTCTTCGCCGAATATCAGCTCAAAAATTGCAATTACCGCATTTCCATACGCCTCATAAGCGCATTCAAGATCTGTTTCAACACCGTTTTTTCTTATTTCTTTAAGACGTCTTTCCGCATCAATTACTTCCGTCTGTTTCTTTCGGAAAGCCGTGCAGACAGCGTCTGCGTCTATGTCTATATCAATGCTGTCGATGACGTTTCCGTTTTTATCAGACAGCTCGAGAGTTTCCGTGATTTTCTGTGTTCGTGTAATTTTGTATGCCATATTATGTTATCCTCCTGATAAAGAATCAGCAGTGTGCCGTTTGGCACACTGACTGTTTTTTGATGTAATATCAGACACCCGAAACGGTGGCTGTTGTTATTGTGGGTTTGCCGTTAAAAGCGATCGTGCAGCTTATAGTGTTGGGAGCTGTAGACTCGCCGCCGCCTATGCCGGCAGCTGTAACCGTGACAGGGCAGGTAAGAACCTTGCCGTTACGGGTTATCTTGATGTCAGTTACTCGATTTGAGCCGATCTCATACTGAATTTCATCAAGAAAAGCGCAGACGGGATCGTCTTTTATAAAATCACCCGCAAGCACTACCGTAGGTGCTGCGCCGACTACCGCAGAGCTTGCAAATCCGCCGTCCGCAAGATAGGTTGCACTGTAAACGACCTCGTTTATTGCCGTCGTTACCGATTTGAATGCCTTGCGCATATCCGAATATGTAGCCGCTTCTCCTGTAGGAGTAGTATTGATCTCTACCTTTATTTCACTGTTCAGCTCGGCTTTGCCGACAGTAGGTATTACCTGTTCATTTGCCATATTAGTACCTCCTAAAATGCTATCCTGACATCAACAATCATGGAATATATCCAAAAGTCACCGACCTTACCGACAGGAGCGGCATCGGTCGAAACCGATGCACTTAACAGCTGAACGCTGTCATCTTGCGGCAGTTCGGTTGCTTTCGAGATAAGATTGCCGATATTAAATAGCTGTTCCATAGCTACACCCTGTATCTTGTTCTTGGATAAAATAAGCAGAGGCAAGGTTCTGTCCTGCCGTTGCTTATCAAGTGTAGCACCGTTATCTTTTGCCGCTTGCGCTTCAGCGGAAAGCCCTCCGCCGACAGGCAAGCCGGTTGTTTCAAGTCTGTAACCGAGCTTATTTTCGATATGATCAAGAATAAGCTCGATTGCTTTTTTCTGAGGTGACATTATTTATCACTTCCTGTTAAAAGTTTCTGCAGTTGTCTTCGCCACTGTTCCCCTTTAACCGATTCCGCTTTATGCGCCCACATTTTGCAGGCTTTTGGGTTTTCATCATGTGAATATGATATAGGGTTACCTTTTTTAGATACGCCATAGTACAATGTTCTTGCATAAGGTGTTTCCCAACGAAGAACCATAGCAATACTATCGTTTCTTATTTCAACTTCACTGCCTTTAGCACGGGCAAGTGCTTGTAACTGTTCTGAAGTCACTTTTTTTCCGAGCGGTGGTACCCAATCGGCAGAGATTCCTGTATGGATTATACTGCTATTTATGAGAACGCTCTGATCTTGAGGAGCGTAATCGTTGCAATCCTTAAGGAAATTTGACATAAGAAGTTTCATAGCATCATGTGTTTTTTCCGTCATTCTCGCCTTGACTGCCGCACTGTTAATGTTAATCTTCACATTCATAACGATAACCCTATCTCATAGTGATGCGGAGCGTTTGTGTCATACCGCTTTATGCTTGCAATTCTGTATTCCGTTTTTTCAAAAATCACTTTTGCGCCCGGCACAAATCTGAAATTCGGTGGTTTGGAATTACGGCAGTCGTAATACATGACTGCGTCAACCTTTACCTGATTGTTCTGCTTATCGCTGGTATAACTCTCTGTTGGTTCTATACGGACATAGTTCAATGTTTCCGTAGACGTTTCGGAGATTTCGCCCCATCTGTCGGTCTTTTCGGCAACAACAGCGGCAGTGTGAATCAAAAGACTGCGTGGTATAGGTTTCATCATAACGCATCAAGACCTTTATACATGAGCCCGGTCGATAAAAGCAAGCCGTATGACACATTGCACATCGGCAGTTTTCCATCCGATACGCTACTGTTGCCGCCTGCCGAATAGCTGAAACTGCCGAGTGAAATATTGCTGAAGCTGCCGTCATGCACGAATGAAAGACCGCCGTTTGCTGATATATAATCAACCTGCCAACAGATAGCATCTTTAACAGCCGTCTGAACCTTTTTATCCAGACTGTCGAACTGAGCTATTCTGCCGCAGGTTTCGTTATATATAATAATGTATGCAACCTCAAGGAGCTTAGACATCTCCTTTTCGTCACCGTCAAACTCGCCGCAGAAAACGTCTTTGTAGTAGTCAGGTGTAACTATCTGCTGCATCGGATACCTCCGCCGGCTTCTTTGACTGCTTAGACTGCTTTTTGTTTGCCGAAGTTGTTTTCTGCTCCTGCCGAACTGTGTTATCCGCCAGATCTTCGGCTGTAAATCCTACTCTTGTCATAGAAACCTCCTTATGTCAGTGCCGTTGTATCACGGTTGAGGTAGATACCCTTTACCTTGTTTTCATAGGTTTCAGTAATTCCGTATGCTCTGTAGAAGAACAAATAACCGTCATTTGTCTGATTTTCCTCAGGAGTGATTACCTTATTGACCGTATGCTTGCCAAACTGAATAACGGCATCACGGTTGATTATCATAAAGTTGATCTTATAACCTCCAGTTGAACCATTATAGCCTCCTGCTAACTCATTGCTTGATGTGCCGTCCTTCAGATCGATGGCGGTATAAAATCTTGTCTGAGGTACAGTGATAATTTTTTCGAAGCGATCGAGAATAGCCTTACTCTTTGTGGTATCGACGTTTTTGGCAAGTGTCAGAAGAGTAGGAGTGATAAACAGTATCTTGCCGTCAGCGTTTACCTCTGCCTCATCCTGAGCATTGACGGCAGTCTGAAGAGCCGTCAGAACAGAAGTACCGGCTGTAGGAGTAGCTTCTGCAGCGGACAGAATACCTGTAACACTTGCATATCTTGCAAAGCGGAAAGCGTCCATTTCAGAGACTGCCTTCGTTCTGATGAACTCACTTGCGAGCTTGCCGAACGCAATACCTGCGGTTTCTTCGTTATCCATTGCGTCAACGGAGAACTTACGACCTCTGTCATAGTTGCAGGACTTTGTTTCATAAGTGATTGTAACATCACCCTGAACATAGCCATTTGAACGTGAGTAATCCGCAAGACCGTCCATGCTTATCTTAGGAATGAGGAACTCTCCCGCCGTTGCACCCATTCTTACGGTATCTGCATCGGCATCAAGAATAGATGTGGCGGAAGCCTGCTGATAAACTGTATCGAGCTTGTCGATATATTTCTTAAACTTTGCGATTGAATTAGCCATAGTGATTTTCCTTTCTGGGTTTACTTAATGCCCATTATCTTGTTGATTCTTGCTTCATCGGCTGTCTTCTGTTCATCGTTTACTGTCGCAACAGCTGATGTAACTATTGCCTTGGGAGGCTTTTCTCCCTTGAAGCTGGGATATTTTTCGATTACACTGTCAATAGCCTTATCAAGCGTAACATCACCGCCGACCTTTGACTTTGCGAGCGCAAGCACATCCTCAATACAATCTGCAGCAACGCCGACAGAAAGTGCGTGAACCTTGCCCTTAAGCTCGGCTATCTCCTGCTTGCTGTTTTCCTCCTGAAAGTTGTCGCTTTCACGGGGGGATTCTGCGCCGCTTGATTTTCCGCCGTCAGCCTTTTCTGCTTCTGAATTTCCGGAAGGTTCGGCTTTCTGCTTAGCCTGCGGTTCGGACTGCGTAACAGCTTCCGTGGCAGTGCCGTCCTGTGCGTCGCTCTGAGCTGTGGCAGCTGCCTGTTCCGCCTGAGCTGTGCTTTCGGCATTCTCAGTCGCCGATGTTGTGATTTTTTCATCCATAATGATTTTCCTTTCTGTAAAATGGGTAATATAAAAACAGCACCGTGAAAGTGCTGTTTTAAACGTAAATGCGAGTTTTTTTGTACATCAAATTATAATTTCATAAATAACATCAGCGTGATATACACCCTGTTTATCTCGAATAGCATCTTTAAGTATATGCTTTTTCCCGCTGTACTTCTGACAAAATCTATCATAATGCCGCTCTACCGGGTTTCCTTCGATCATTCTCCACTCCAAACGATGAACACGATATGAATTAATCAGTTTTTCCAATTCTCTGAAAACACTTATTCCGATTATTGGATTTCCCTTATCAAAAGAAAAAAGACTGAAACAGTTTGCATTAGAAGAATACATATCAAGGACATAGGAAAAATAACCAATTAGCTTTTTGTCATCTACAATAGCATATTGATATACGCCTTCTCCCTCATCGGATATTTCCGGAGTGCTGAATCCGTTTGATCCTGTATACAAAAACATCTCGTCATCATAAGCGTGATATAATATCTGCTTTTTGATTTCATCTTTGTATAAAATTGCCGGTACTAATGCCATACTTTATCTCCTTTTTATCATAAGAAAAACACCCTCGAAAGGGTGCTTAAACGTTGTATTTATCTCTTATGGTTTTAATTCGTTTGCGAAAAGCTATGGTTAAATCCATAAGTTCTTTTGCTGATCTGTCATCTCGTCCGTGAAAACCTTTATACTTAGATTCAATATTGGCGTATTGTGACTGATATTCTTTTTTTAGCTTTTCTAATTCTTCATAACAACCGTCAGGGTAGTTTTGAGCGTTTATATGCAATTCCGAGTTTTTCACAGGCTCTTTTAATTCTTTCATGTTGTTCATCTCCTAACGGTATGAGTTCTGGATTATGAAATAGAATATCGTCAACTTCAAGTCTTGCTTCTTCATAAAGTTGTTCAGCTAAATCAGCAGGTGTCTTATTTTTAATAATCATCGTGTAAAGATATTTCTCGTCACAAGCATACGAAATGTAT